TTGCTAACATGAGAAAAACTTGTGACGAAATGCCAAATCAACAGACTGACCAACATATAGAACAATGTGAGTGCTACCACAATAATGATATTCTGGAATGCACATTGGCGATGGCGTGTAATGTAAGATTTGATAATGAGTACGGCACGAACTTAGCAGAAATTGAATTCGAGTACTGTATGCAACGGGCACAAGAAAAATACGACAGGTGTAACTTCCTAAAGAAAACCCCCACTCCGCAGTACACCCCCACTGGACCTGGTACTATTGGAGATGAAAGGGCAATGTCTGGAACAGACTGTATGGAAGGTGTAAATCATTGTTGTCCGTGCATAGATTGCTTGGATGATTGTATGCGAAAAGTGGAATGTGGTAGTAGTTGCGACAATGGTCACTGTGACCCACCAAGTACAGGACCAAAAGTTCCAAATCAAAGTATACCTGCGAAAAAACGAGGAAAAGATTGTGGTCCTTATCAAATAAACCCTGATGCTTTTGAACATGATATATGTGAATCTTGTGGATGGGGTCATATTACAGACCCAACATGTTGTGCGATATGTAATGACTCTACTTTTGGAGATATACTTTGCAGTGAAAATTGTAAGTGTGCAGTAACTAATGAGATAATTCCACATAATTTTGTAACAGGTGCAACAGGTGCAACTGGAAGTCACTGTGGTTTTGCCACTGAAGCAGAATGTTGTGCAGAAAAAGAAAGAATAAGCAAATTATTACTTAGATGTTATAGATTAAGATGGACAAATCACAGTACCACGAATTGTCAAGGACATGGACTAGATGGATGTTATACTTGCGAAGATTTAGGAAGAATGCATCAAGGAGGTTGGTGTGGTCATGTTAATCCAACTAATTGGAATGACACACACTGGGGAAGATTAAAATCGTGTATGGAAGTAAAATGTGGTTACAGCAACCCCGGACATCTCCCCACACATCCAAATGAAAGTTGTACTCCAAACCATGATGATTGTGACTGGAGTCCGAGTGGCGCATGTTGTCTTGGAAATGGTAATTGCGCCGACCTTACACCACTGGAATGCATCAATAGTGGTGGTACATTTCAAGGTGGTGGTGTTTCTTGTTCAACATCTCTTTGCCCTGATGGTCCAATAGGTTCATGTTGTTTTCAATCGGGCAGAAATCCAACACCGGGGAATTTAAAAACTGACCCGCACTGGCTCTGTTTGGATGCAACAGAGAATGTTTGTGCCACCTTGTATAATGGTACATATCAAGAAGGAGTTGATTGTTATCCTCCTGAAATTCATCCTTACAATATATGTTCATCGGATGTATCTTGTGGTTGTGTTGATTCTCAAGGTGGTCCAATTACTCTTTGTGAAGATTGTATAAATGCAGGATGTGAAGATAATATAAATCATCACTGCTGTTGTGTGGATGGTTTTTGTGCAGGATGTATTAATTGGGAAAAAAGTATGGATGGAGAGATTGTGGTTGAGAGAAGTTTACGACCAAAATCAAATAGACCACTTAAAAAATCAAATATAGAAAGACAAAAATTCTGGGAAGGGTATTCAAATGATACATAATAGTATGAAAAAAACATATAAACAGTTTACAGAAGAAGTGGCTGCGAATTCATCTACAGGTGGTGGCAATGGTACTGGTATTGCCGGACTGCATCAATCTATTGAACCCCTTGATGGTTTACCACAAATTGCTGGAAGGGAAGCAGATAGACTTGCCATTAAACCAAGAAGAAAGAAAAAGAATGAATCCTTTGCAGGTTGTCCAGTTTTCACTGTATCCAGTGATGATTATGCAAAATGTATGCACGGAAGAATGCGATATGAAAGATGGAACAAGAAATTAAACATGGAAGAAATTGACAATCAAGAGATTCGCTCATATGCACACCGAAATCCAGGTCAACCTATCATTGTCAAAGACGACAGATATGGAACGATGTCATATTTTGTTCCACCAAAGCAAGAGGTTAGTGAATCCGTTGAAGTCAAACAACCTGTGAAACAACCTGTGAAACAACCTGTGAAAAAGAGTTCTTACAAAGACCACGGCAACTTGGATGCGTATGTTGCGGATAGGTGGAAGAAGTTACAAGACCATGTTGAAGTTGATGAATCAAGTATTCTTAGAAGACTAAAGATGGATAAGTTTAGTAGAAGTGAGAGAAAACGCAAAAAAGACAATACGAAGAAAATTAAAAAATATAATAAGATGGTAGGAATACCAGTAACTGCATCAACAGAATATGATGAATCAGAGTTGAATGAACGGTTCGGTGGGGACACGAACATCCCTGCGGATAAGAAAACCACAGAAATTATTCAACACCCTAAGTCAAAGATTCTAATAAATGTGCCATCCTCTCTCAATAAGACTGCGAGGTTTGTTGTTATTCAAAGACCTCTGGGACATAGGGGTGAATTGCGTTCAAACCAAGACAAAGTATTAATGGCAACCATCAGTGACCCAAAGAAGGGTCGCATCAAGATGTTCGCATACCACGGTAGTCATGTTAGTCATCAAAAGGCAATGGACTTTGCAAAGAAACATAAACTTGTTGCAAGGAAAGATGCAAAGGGAAATCCTCTCTATGCAAAAGAATCCGTTGAACTGGATGAGGTTCTAAGTGACAGAGAGATGGCGAGGTTTACTAAAGCACACACCGCTCTGCATACGAAAATGCACAAACAGGCATTGCAGATTATTAAATTCATCGACAGTGTAGCAAAGCACAAAGATAAATGGACAGATTCATTTGGTGATTATGTTACTGCAAAACTATCCAAGGAATTAAAGATTTCCAGCCCCAACAGTGTTGAATATCAACAAGGTAGAGGTAGAGGTGATTGGTCTTTCCTTATTGGAAACGGTAAGGTGAGATACAACAACAGGAATATGCCATGGAAACCAAAGAGTGGCGAACTTCCATTCGACAAGTTTATGAAGTTGCTTGATACTTGGAAGAAGGAAACTTTAAGAGAATCCGTTGAACTGGATGAAGGTAAAACCGAATTTGCTGTTGCTGGCGTTGGGAGTGGTATGTTTATCAAAGCATTTCCCACAGAAAAAATTGCACGACAATATATCAAAAATACATACAGTCAGAAAAAGAAACTAAGAGGAAAACTTGGAGTTATTGAAGTTCCACTTGGTGCAGATATCGTGAGCAATCAAATGAAAAGATTTGGTAAAATCAAAGTTGTCAAAGAATCCGTTGAACTGGATGAAGACAACACCGCCGCATTTGCAAAGCAATTAAAACAAGCAGTAAAGAAATATACAAAAGGTAAACTCACTGTTAAGTCAAAGGGTGGTAAGACTCGATTCATTATGGTAATGTCGGATAATATTGATAACAAACTTCGTAAGATGATGCTTGATGTCATGTACCCCAAAGCAAATATCAAAGATAAGAGTAACATCTCTTACGGTAACATCAGCGATAAAATTATCAGTGCAAGTGTTGACCATTGGGCAAAAGCACTGGCAAAAGCACTTGGGTTGAATGAATCCGATGAAACAGGTTTGACCAAGAAAACTTTGAAAAGTTATATGAAGAAAGCCCATGACCAGTCCATCAGAGGACAACAACAGTCTGGCAAGACAATACAAAGAATACAGGGTTTTGGGAAAGCACAAAGAAGACTAAATAGAGGACCTCTGAGTGGTCCAAGTGCCCGCGGACGCGCAAGGTAATGAAATCCTTTAAACAATTTTCCGAAAGTCCCCTGTCAAAAACCTTTGACAAACACGACAGTCCCCTGACAATGGCAGCAGATGTTACCAAACAGAGAAAGCAAGGTAAAATTAAAATAAACCCCGACCAAAAAGGGGTAGGAAAATATAGAGAAATAATTAAAGCATTTCATAAATATAAAAAAAGAAAAAAGGATAGGAAATGAAGACATTAATGATATTAATAATTAGTTTAATATGTGTGAGTGCATATGCAGATTCGGAGGTAAAGAATGAAAAACATAATGATAACCGCAATAATGTTCGCATCGTTGATATCGACCACAGGATGCGAGATGTTCCAAGAGGTGAACAAAGAAGTACCAGCGAACACTTCAACCACAGTCGTGGATTCCGTAAGGGAGCAGAGAGAACAGACGGACGAGATAACGAACGCATCAGAAGTAATCGGGAACGACTTGGAAACGATAGACGACCAAGCGAATTCGATTCTGAACGACATCGCACTAGTTCCAGACGACCACAACTACAACATCGACCCGACTCTAGAGAGCATAGAGGATTCAGCAGAGGCAATCAAGGAAACTGTGGACGATGCACAAAAGGAACAGGTAAGGATAGACGAGTCACTCGAAGATTTGGAGCAAGCAAACAACAGAGTGGCCGCCGCAGTTGGTCAGATAGAGGAACTAGAGGAACTAGTCAAAGAGTACGAACAATCCGACCGAGAGGTTAGGAAAGAAGCACTTGAAAACCTTTATAATTCTATAACACTATTCTTTGTAATAGGGTTTGCAATGGTCATTGGTGGTGCATTTGTAATGTTCTGGATTTCTAAGAAACTTGGTGCAACACTGTTAGGAATTGGATTCTTGACGGTAGGGTTTGCATCAGCATCACAATTTTACATGGAAGAAATTGCACAGGTAGGACTGTATGTTCTAATCGGTGGATTCTTATTGACTGTTGTTATTGTTGCATATATGCTACTCAACGGTAAAAATAGTGAGAAAGCAATGTTGGAAGTGGTTCAACTGGTTGAAGCGATGAAAGACAAACTTTCTGATAAGGAACGAAAAGCAATTTTTGGTCAGGATGGAGTGGCATCACGAATGACGAGTAATTTAACCAAGAACATCATTTCTAAAATCAAGATTAAGAATGGTTGGCATAAGTAATTAACTCCTAGTAGAGTTCTCAATAATTTTATCATATAGAAACTTACAAATATAATAGGAATCAACAATGTCGGAAACTGGATTTCCGACTTTTGTTTTGTCTGGTGTAATTTTAGATTTCAAATCCATTCCAGTTTCCCTCATAAATTTTTGGTGCATCACATCTTTGTCTGCATTGCCTTTGCCAGTTGCAAACTTCTTCAAAGAAGTTGGTGGAATAATTTCAAGAGGAACACCTGCGTTATAGATTTTATATTTTAACACACCTGTGTTTTCTGCAATGTGAAATACCTTACCTTTACTTCCCATCGAATATCCTTCAAGGGCAATTTGTTCACACCCCGCAAGTTTATCCATAGTCCAATCTGCAATTGATTTATATCTTTGAAAGTCTTGATTCCAATCTTGAAATCTTTCACCGTAAATATTCTTTAAAAAGAATGTAGCATATTTTTTTGTATCGGTAAGAAAGTAAAAGGTGCAACGATTAAAATTAAATGTTTCGTTTTTTAATCCCGCAAATACACAAACGCACGGGCTTCGTAAACTGTAATCTATTCCTGCAATAATCATAATTGTATAACCTTTCTATAATATATATGTTATACATATTAAATAGAAAAAGCATTTAGTGCCACAAGTTACTAAATGCTTATTCTTTTTTGACGATTCTAAGGTAGCGAAGTTCCAAGTCCTATCCCTAGTGCAATGAATGGAGTAACGACTCCTACACTGTATCAGTCAAATATAAAAAACACCGATTCCCATAAAGGGTTTCGGTGTTTTGTTTTGTGTAAAATGTTTTTTTGTCTTTCACTGTATTATGTATAATTTCAATCAACTTGAAATCTTCCTTTTTTATAAAATATTTAAGATTTGTCGTCCGAGCCACAATCCAACAGTAAAACCACCGACAATAAAAACGCCAGTTCCAATGCGTTCTCCCACACTACCGTCCATCCTCAACAATTTCTTCAAGTTCGTCCATCTGTCCATGTAAAATACTCCCTTCTATCCAATCTAGATATTTTGCGATGTTCATTGCAGAACATTCTGTAACCAATTCTTTATTTTCAAACACACGCATCATAGTGAATGTGCTTATGACTCCTACGACATATTCCTTACCATTAAACTTTGCGAACACTCCACCACCAGAATCTCCGAACCATACACTTGCACCGTGTGGTATGAATTTAATTTTGTTCGGTTCTTCTACTAATGTGCCAAAGTAAGAAAATACCCACCTCTTACTATACTTCTTATATCCTTGTGAATATCCTACTGTAGTAATATTCTGATATCTGTACATCCAATCTACGCATCCGATTTCGGCTGGTTCATAAATACTTTCACACTCAAGAAATACTAAACCAATATCGTCACTCACAGAGAAGGATGCGGTGCTGTAACTAGGGTGTAAGATTGTTTTCTTCACCATAATTTCTTCTTCACCTATGACCAATGAGAAGATATCGTCTTCGTCTAGACAATGTGCAGCCGTTAGAGCAACATCCTTCTCTATGAGAATTGCAGAACCTACAAGTGAACCATCTTCTCTGTGCAATGAACCTACAGATGGATATGGGTCGTGTTCTTCAGTTGTTGGGATAAACCACCTGTCTAAAGGATTGATTACCTTCGGTGGTGTAACATCGATAACGATGTCGGTAGTGATTTGAGGGGGTAGGATGGACGCCTCAGGTACTTTACACCCTGCAATTAATAACAAAGATGCTGACAGATACCTAAATAAGTTTTTCATACACTCCTACTATACTATTTATGGCGATTTGTGAATCGAAAAATGTTAATTTTGTTAATTTTTTTAAAAAATAATAAAAAACCCCCTGCCGAGCAGAGGGTTTCTTTGAATCAGGATTCTTCCTGAAATATTAAAATCTAACTTGGAGTTGAGTACGAATGAGGGTTTCACCTTCATTTGCGGTTGTATTCCAACCAGTAGTTCCCAAGTTCCAACCTGCATCAACAGAATCAAATGCATAACCTACATCGGTTGTCCATTTAACATTATCGTTGAATGCATAATTAACACCAAAGGTGGCAATCTTCAAATCGGTTTCAACACCTTCAAGGTGTCCGATTTCGTATTGACCAAACAATTGTGCTTTGTCTGTTACATCATATGATGCAGTCCAGACTGTACCCCAATTGTCGCCATTAGTGTCATCAATCGTTGCTACATAAGCACCAGTGAAATCAAATCCACCTGCACCGAATGAAGCATCAGCAGTCCATGTATTATAATCAGTATCAACGAGGTCGTTGTGAGAAACAGCAACACCCATATCAATCCAATCAGTAGGACTAAAGTCTAGACGACCAGTAAGTGCATAACCATTCTGAACTCCTGCGCCATTTGCAGTATTGAATCCATCAGTATATGCAACAGTTACACCACCAAGAGCAGTTTCGTATCCATATTGGACACCTTGACTACGACCTTGGCCGAACTGATTAGAGATAACAGAACGCTCGGCAGCGAGTGTGTCTGTTTGGTTTGTCAAAACTTCCTTCATGAAAGGACTTTTGAATTGACCAACTCGGAAGTTACCCCAATCTGCATAAGCATCCATTAGAGTAAAGTTTCCACCGTCATTCCATTGACCACTTACTTTGTAACCCCAATCATAGAGGTCACCAGAAATTTCAAGTCGTGTTCGTGGAACATTAAATCCGTGAGTAGTATCAACACCATCTGTTTTGATGTCGTTGTACTGCCAACGAGTTTGTACGAATCCGTGAACATTTACAGTGGTGGATGAACCATCACCGAGCATGCTTGCACGACTGTCTGCATCTGCAAGAACATCGTGTACGAGTCCACGGATTTCATCTGCCCGTGTATCGTTCAACCAATTTGAACTGGTGTTTGCACTAAGTTCTGCAATCCTTGCTTCGGCTGCTTCAAGTCGTTCTTGAAGTTCCGTGTTTGTGTCAGCGCCTGCTAATCCTGCAATCATTCCTGTTACAAGACCAACTAGAGCAAACTTTGTAATTTTTGAGATAGTCATAGGTTATCTCCTTTTTTTAAAAGTTCAAGACGATTAAACGCCTTGAATCAATTCCCAAAGTTCACGAACTGCACCGCCAACCCAAGTAACACCGTTCCATGCAAATGGAAGAAGTGCTAGTGTGATTAGCATACTACGGCATACACCGACCTTACCTAACGCATTTGTCACGACATCTGCGCCGCAACTTTCTGTACATTTAGCCATTTTATATCTCCTTTTAAAAGAATTAGTCCTCTGGCAAAAGAGGTTGGTGCGGTATGCACCGTGAAGTCAACTCCGACTTCGTTTGTTTTTGTCACTTATGTAGTGACTTCACCGATTCCATCGATGAATCAACCCCTTATTATACCTTATAATTGAAGGGTGTCAATATTATTTTTTATTATTTTTTACTTGATTGGGCAAGCACCGCCAGCGCACTCTAATTCACGCAAATCTTCGCCACTTTCAATGTTTTTTATCTCTTTTATTTTAGAAATTCTTTTTTCGTACTCTTCTTTAGAAATTTCTTCATATGGCGCCTGTTCAAAACCGTGGTCTGAGTGCAATAAGAAACTCACAGTTTTCAGTGATTTTTCATAATTCTTTTTCATCCACTCTTTGATTTCGTCTAATTCTTCTAGATGGTAATATACAGTAACTGATACTGAATTGTCCGACCATTTGGTCTGTATCTCTTTTACCAATTCTAGTTGTCTAATTGCGGTCATGTCCTCTGCGAGTATTGTTCTGCCGTTTATATGACAAGGAAATTCTACAACAACTGTAGAGTGGTCTTCCGTACCATCAAACCTTCTAGCATACTCTGTGGGGTAATTAGAATCTCTGCAAATGTCCACTAGAGCATCACTACTAGACATCCTTACTCTACGGATGAAATGATTTGCATACGCAGGATGAACCCCCGGTGTACTCCCTGAGAGCAAGGAGAGAGTGCCTGAGGGCTTTACAGTGGTTAATCTGATACTTGTGGGGTATCCCTTCTTTTTTGACCATTCTATATCAAACTTCTTTAAATCGTCATAACAATCTTCTAACCAATCTATTTTATTCAATGATTGACAGATGCCAGTTATACCCACACCTATACGCATATTCCTGTGTACCACTTCTTCAGTTTGTTTATGAATGAATGGCAATGCACAAATTGCTTTCTGTGTTTTGTATAGAAGTTTTGCACACTTCTTCAATTCGGCTTTTGTTTCGATGTTATTCAAATATATCTCTGATAGATTACAACATTCGTGGGACTCAAGAAGAATCTCTGCACACGGATTTATGATTTCGCATTTATCTTTACTTCGGTCTTGAAGTCTGCCAAATTTCTGTGCCAATGGAAGGTTGAAGAAACCATAAGGTTCTCCTGAACCATCATAAGTTTTCCATACTGCATCACTGATGTGGTCGTATGAATCTGCATAGATTGTATTGTTTGACATTGCACGCCAGTTTGGAATGTTTCCCAAGTCCCATCGTTTTGCACGAAGGAACAAGTAATCATCTGGGTCACCCACTGCAATTTCTGCACTTCGTCTAACATTACCACTCACTACCACCGAACCAATAATATTACAAATATCAAGAACATCAATAGAACGAAGTTTCTTTCCTTCTCGTTCTTTTATTACCTTGCCAATATTTTCAATTCCCTCAATCAGAATAGCAGGACCAGATGCTTTACCACCGAACCCACCAATTGATTCTCCAGATGAACGAACAAGGAGTGTAGAATATGTAAAAGATTTACCAGTAAAGAAATATGACTTCAAAGTTTTCTTTAAAAGTTTTACCCAACCTTCTCTTGAGTCTGGCACAATATAATCGGCATCATTTGTTTTGTTGTGGGTTACTATCACATCTTCTTTTACTCTTGGAAGTTCGTGGACATCTTCTTTACGAATAGAGAATCCAACACCACCACCAAGCATCAAGTTTTCAAAGATGAAACAGAAGTCATCGATATCACGAATACAAATTCCCCAACAATTTAGTAGAGAATTACCACCGAACCTATCAACGGTTGTAGTGCCAAGTTGCCATAACATTCTACCTGCAAAATTACATTTGAGATTGAATATAAGGTCGTAAAGTTGTTGTGCTTCTTTAGTTGTATAGTCTGCACCAATCCTTTGGGCGCCATTGATACATCGTGCAACCGTTTCCCACCATTCTTCATTAATCCCATCTTCTTTAATACGAGAGTATGTTCGTTTATAAACAATCTCTCCAAGTCCGTTATATCCCCACTTTGGTTTGGTGGTTGAATATGGTCGAAGAAATTCTTCTGGTAAGAGGTCACTAATATATTCCATAATCTATCTTCCTTTTTTACTTGACGATATATCTATGTCAGTTTGTTAATTGTTTCCAAGAAATTGGAAACAAAGGTTCAATAATTTTACTTACTGCTTCTGCGTATTGACGAATTTCCCACTGCGCGTGTTCGTCAATTCGTTGCTTGTGGAATCTTGCATATGCCGCGAGAGAGCCAGTCCAATACCATTCAGTATACATTCCCTGTGGTAAACAAAATCTTGCTTGTTCTGGTGCAACACCATGTATAATTAATTCCTCATAGAGTTTAATAGATTCTTCCATATGATGTTGGTAGTTACGATACAACGGGAATGTCGCAAATCCGCCAGAAG